ATTTATTTAACACATTGACAAAATGTAAATTAGTATTTAATAAAATAGATGTAAGCACTTGCTACGCTTGACGTTTAAGGATGTTGATTTTATTTAACAGAATATAAGATATGTTAAATATACGAGGGTGTAAGAAGCTAAAAAACCTCCCCCCCTACATCATAAAAATTTAACCCCCTACCTCTTAAAAAGAAAGGCCCCTCCGAAGATGAATACCACCCATGAAAGACCGGACCGGAGCGGTCCTCACAGAGTTGCTTTTGAAAAGAATAAAAATATTATTCTCAAAACAAGAAATACTTGTGGGATTTGTGGACTACCAGTTGACAAATCCTTGAGGTACCCACATCCATTAAGTCCGGTCATTGACCACATTATTCCAATAAATCGGAATGGTCATCCATCAGATATCAATAACCTACAGCTAGCTCATTGGCAGTGCAACAGACAGAAGTCTGACAAGCTTTATGCCGATGATAAATCAGCAAGTAGTACTGTTGTTGGTAATAGGAACTTGCCACAATCAAGAGATTGGACAAAATATAAATCTTAAAATAAAAAAATATAATTAAATTATTTTTAATAAAAATATGAATTACCGCATTATTAGATTTCGAGAAAAATAGAATAGTATGAGAAAGTCCTAGCTGAGGATAGGGGGGTATCCCCCTCCCACTAGGCGCTCGAGGGCTTCACGCCGTCACTGTACATTTTTTCTCGCGCCAAATCATCACATGAAAGGAGAACGGTTTGGAATTAAGAGGAATTGACTATCTCAGGAGAAAGTTGACTCTCTATCAGAGCAGAGTTAATCTGAGGTACAAGCATTATGCAATGCAATACCATGAATCACCTACAGGAATCACAATTCCTGCATATATCAGGGTGAAATACCAAGCTGTCCTTGGTTGGGCTGCAAAGGGAGTTGATAGTCTTGCAGATCGTTTGATTTTCAGGGAATTTGCTAACGATGATTTTAATGTTACAGAAATCTTTAATCGGAACAATCCTGATATCTTCTTTGATAGTGCTATTTTAGCTGCGCTGATTGGTTCGTGTAGTTTCGTCTACATTTCGAAGGGTGAAGATGATGAGGTGAGGTTGCAAGTCATTGAATCAAGTAATGCAACTGGTGTCATTGATCCTATTACTGGTTTGCTTGTGGAAGGTTATGCGGTGTTGGCTCGTGATGATTACAATCGTCCAACACTTGAAGCCTACTTTGAGCCTAATGCTACTCACTTCATTCCGAAAGATGGTAGACCATACTCGGTTGTGAATGAAACTGGTATCCCTTTGTTGGTTCCAGTCATTCATCGTCCGGATGCGGTTCGTCCGTTTGGTAGGTCGCGAATTACCAGGGCTGGGATGTATTATCAGAAATATGCTAAGCGTACCTTGGAACGGGCGGATATTACTGCTGAGTTCTACTCATGGCCACAAAAATACATTCTTGGGCTTGATCCTGATGCGGAACCTATGGAGAAATGGAAAGCTACTGTATCAAGCTTATTGACGATTTCTTCAAGCGATAAAGGTGAGAAGCCGAGTGTTGGACAGTTTACTACAGCTAGCATGTCACCGTTTACTGAACAGCTGAGAACAGCCGCTGCTGGATTTGCTGGTGAAATGGGGTTGACTTTGGATGACCTTGGTTTCGTTTCAGATAATCCATCATCTGTGGAAGCAATCAAGGCTAGTCACGAAAATCTTCGTCTTGCTGGTCGAAAGGCTCAACGCTCACTAGGTGCTGGTTTGTTAAATGTCGCTTATGTTGCTGCTTGTTTGAGAGATGATTTTCATTATGCGAGAAGTCAATTCGTAAGAACAACAGTCAAATGGGAACCTTTATTTGAAGCAGATGCTAATATGATGACCATGATTGGTGACGGTGTTGTGAAATTGAATCAGGCCTTACCTGGCTACATCAATGCGGAGACAATTCGTGATCTTACTGGTATCGCTGGAGACATGTCAGCTAAACCAGTGGTAAGCGAGGGTGGTTCAAATGGAGAATGATGTTTTACCTGGTATCTTGCAAGAGGTTCAGGAGAGGTTTGAACGAGATTTTGGTAAGAGTGAGATTGTCAGAAATGCTTTTGCTGCGTTGAAGGCAAAAAAGGCCACTTACAAAACTGCAAATGAGTTTGCGATTGAAATTGGTGATATTCTATCGAAGGCTCTAGGAGCGTCCCTGAGAACCGATAAATTACCAGACGGAAAAATGTATTACAATATCGCCCAGCGTTTGCTGACGGACGTGCTAGGACGAAATCACGAGCTTGTAAGTGGTTACGCTAGTGATGTTCAGAAGAATTTGAACGATAAAGCGAAAATCGGTCTGAAAGTTCAAGTTCCTGAATTAAATCTGGATCGAATAGCTGGCATTGTCAATCGCTTTTCGTCTGAGGAAAATTTTGAGGATGTCAGTTGGTTGCTCGGTGAACCTATTGTGAACTTCACACAGTCAATTATTGATGATAGTATCCAGAAAAATGCGGAGTTTCATCATCAGTCTGGATTGCAACCTGAGATTGTCCGGAAATCGTATTTTCATTGTTGTGAGTGGTGTCAGGAAGTTCAAGGGAATTATAAATATCCAAGAGTTCCAAAGGACGTTTATAGAAGACATCAGCATTGTCGTTGTATTGTAGACTATGATCCTAAAAGTGGAAAAATTCAGGATGTTTGGAAGAAAATTTGGCGAAAAAAAGATGAAAGTGATAAAATTGAAGTAAGGAAGGATATAAATAAAAATTCTCAAATGAGCGAAGTGAGAAAGCTAGCACTTCAAAACGGAATTCTTTCAAATCCTATTAAGAAAAGTCGTAAAAAATTAACTGAGGAACAAATTATCGAAGCTGTCGGTGGTGGAGATAGGACTAGAGGGTCATGTTCGTCAGCAGCATTTGCTTACATAGGAAATAAAGCAGGATATACTGTTCTAGACTTCAGAGGTGGTGAAAGTTGCGACTTCTTTTCTCGAAATAGTAGAATTGAAATGATTGGTAGCCTTCCAGGAGTTGAAATGCATGTTGCTAAACATACAAATGATTTTACTGCAGTAAAAGAATTGTTGGAGAAAGTAGAAATTGGAAATGAATACTACTTGGCAGCAGGGAGTCATGCAGCAATCATAAGGAAAAACGAAGGTCGTTTCGAGTACTTGGAACTTCAATCAAGAACGTTAAATGGTTTTAAGCCGTTTAACAACATTGTTCTGAAAGAGAGATTCAAAGGTCAGAAGTCTCACAGTGTAGCTGGGAGAAGATATGATGCAAATAGCTATCTTATTGATGTGAACTCATTGAAAGATAACCCTGAATTTCACAAGATATTGAGTTTTATCAATACAGCAGATTCTCAACAAATGAAAGGGGTCGAGGGTCATGAAAGATGAATATGAAGAAGTGAATTGGTCCGAATATTGCTACAAAGAAAATGATGACGATAAAACTTGGTGGGTTGATACAGCATGGTTTGCTAGAGGATTGATGCTAATCACATTCGACAAGAAAAAATTTTATAACCTTTTTGAGGATTATCCGCACAATATGACCTCAGAAGAGATTGAGATTTTTGATAAAGAGAATCCATTTTGGGCTGATTTTTTATCAGACCGAAAATAATGATTTTATAGCACTCGAAAGGGTGCTTTTATTATGCTTTGAAAGGAGTCAGAAAATGAAGTACAGAAAGAAACCTGCTGTGGTTGAGGCAGTGCTTTGGAACGGGGATAACTATAAAGAAGTAATTGACTTTGCAGAAAATAAGATTTGGTTTGATGCACTTGGGGGTATATGGATTGCTACACTTGAAGGTGATATGATAGCCAAAAAAGGGGATTATATTATCAAAGGAGTTCAAGGTGAATTTTATCCATGCAAACCAGATATTTTTGCAGAAACTTACGAAGAAGTAGAGTATCTGAATATTTTAGCTAGTATCTAGGAGGTGATCCGATATCTCCCAGCGATAGGGTTATCATGCGATGACGATTGAAAGGAATGTGGAATGGCGAGGAAGAAACTTGGCAATCAGAATCCTACTCAATCGGTGATTTTAAAATACGTCAAGAAAAATTCAAAAGCTAAAGAAGCGATTGAACTTTACGAGCGGACAGGGCTTTCTTGCTATGCTTGGCAGAAAAACCTGCTATTGCCTTTAATGGCAGTAGATAAAAACGGCCTATGGGTGCATCAGAAGTTTGGTTATTCTATCCCTCGTCGTAATGGTAAATCTGAAATCCTATATATTGGTGAAATTTGGGGGCTACATGAAGGATTAAATATCCTGCACACGGCTCACCGAATTTCTACATCTCATGCCTCTTTTGAAAAGGTCAAGCGATACCTTGAAAAGATGGGGTATGTGGATGGTGAGGATTTCAATTCCATTCGAGCGAAGGGGCAGGAACGGATCGAACTTTATTCAACAGGTGGTGTTGTCCAATTCCGTACCAGAACATCAAATGGTGGTCTTGGTGAAGGTTTTGATATGCTGATCATTGACGAGGCCCAGGAGTACACAACCGAGCAAGAATCTGCTTTGAAGTACACGGTTACGGATAGTGAGAATCCTATCACAATCATGTGTGGAACACCTCCGACGCCAGTATCAAGTGGTACTGTCTTTACTAAGTATCGTGAGACATGTCTATTTGGAAAAGGGAAGTATTCTGGCTGGGCTGAGTGGTCAGTTTCTGATGAAAAAGAAATCGACGATGTGGAAGCTTGGTATAATTCCAATCCATCCATGGGCTACCACTTAAATAAGCGTAAGATTGAAGCAGAGCTTGGTGAGGATAAGTTGGACCATAATATCCAGCGTTTGGGATTCTGGCCAACATACAA